GGGGCAGGTGGGTATTCGGGGAATGGGGGTAATGGCGCTGTGGCCCCGGCTTCTGCGGGTTCTGCGGGGGCTGGCGGTGGGGGCGGAGGTGGAGGCACTCAAACTGTGGGTGTTGGTGCTGGTGGGGTGGCTCTGTTGGGGCAAGGGTCAAATGGCGCTGGCGCTGGGGCTTATGGGGCTACCCCGGGGGGTGGTGGTTCATGCGGGCAAGGTGGGACTTCCTGCTCTTCTGCGTCCTGCCACACCGGGAGCACTACAACGTTTAATCTTAGGTACTATGGGGGTAACGGGGGCAGCTATGGTGGGGGCGCAGGTGGCAGGGGAACCACCAGCAACACCGCCGGTACTCCCGCACCGGGTGCAGTCCGTATGGTCTGGCCCGGCGCTACACGTACATTCCCAACAACCTGTGTGAGCTACCCATAATGACTCTCTATATACAAGTGCAAGACGGGCAACCCGTTAACCACCCCGCGTTGGTGGATCATCTGTATGGGGCGTTTGGGGGTATACCTGATAACTGGAAACCATTTACTCGCGTTGACCGCCCCTCACGCACGGTTATGCCAGTGGGGGTGTACCAAGTCGCTGAAGTTATTTATTTGCCCGAGGGCGAGGGGTTTAAAGACCAGTGGTTTGTCCGGGATATGTCTGAAGAAGAACGTATTGAAAAAATAAATGCTTACCGGGCACTGCAGCCCTATCCGTCTTGGTCGTTCGACGAACTTATTTGTGCTTGGGTGCCCCCTACACCAATACCAGACATAGAGAAATGGTGGGCGTGGGACGAGGAAACACTGGGCTGGAAAGATATTACACCGCCCGAACTACGGCTTTCAGCAGTGAGTTTTGCGTTATGAGCTACTTATTTTTAGCTGTTCCGCCCTATTCCGGCAGCACTGCCCTGCACAATTATATTGCTAAGTGCGCCAATGTAACGCCGCTAACCGATGAAATAAGAAAGGCAAATTCCACAGATGAAGTTGGAATAATTGAAGGGAACGCGGCAACTAAAGCTAGGACACTGTACGGAGACAAGGGTATTGCTGGGATACGTATAGCCCCCGGTGCACATATACCAATAATCCAAGACCCGACAAATTACGACTGGGGGGGTATTAAAACTTTTCTCGATACCAACTGGGAGCAAAATAACTCTACCGCTCCCGTCCGGCTACAAAAGACCCCCAACGATACCTACCGTATACAAATGATGCAGCCGTACTTCGATGCGAACTGGATCATCATGGTACGTGAGCCGTATGCGTGGGTGCAGTCAACCATTGAGATGTACTTAAAGCGCCGGATTAACCCTAGTAACAGCGCGCAAGAAATAGTTGACCACATGGTTAACACCTATGTTATACAGAAGGAGAATCAGGCGTTTCTCGGTGACAAAGCGTACACAATGACCTTTGAAGACTTTGTCACCAACGAAGACAAACACACTCAAGCACTTAAAGATTGGATGCCTGAACTGTCTGACCTTACCTTTAAAGGCGAATGTCTTGTTAAGCAAAAGGTGGTGCAGGGGCTAAATAACAATAATGCGGAGCGTGTAGCACTACTGCGCACAATTCCCGGTGCGGTGGGTAAGTTTACTGAGCTATTTAAGCCTCATGAAGCGGTGTTGAACTCTTGGGGTTATGAAACGCTATGATAATAGAGCAACCCGAAACTAAGCCCGAGTTTGAAGCCTTTTATTACTTTCCGTCACCAATATATGTAAGCAAAAAACCAGAGTTCCTTGACGTAGTAAGTGAGGTTTCCGAAGAAGCCTTGAAAAGGATAACGCACGACGTGCATGAGTTATTTCCGATGCACAACACGGATGACTACGCGGGTGATCCTCGTCTAGTTGACTTTGTCACGTACCTTTGGCAAAACGGTTGGAACATCCTGCAGGGTCAAGGTTACGATATGAATGTCTTTGATGTCGTTGTTGACGCGGCTTGGACGCAGGAGCACTACAAGCACTCGTTGATGGAGCAGCACGTACATGGTGCCGGGACACAGCTAGTAGGTTTTTACTTTTTGGAGACACCGGAGAATTGTTCCCGCGCCATGTTCCATGATCCACGAGGCGGCAAGGTGCAGATCAACCTGCCCGAAACTGACATGAGTAACGCGACACCGGCAAGTAACACGATCAATTTTGCACCAGAACCGGGGATGTTGATTATCAGTAATGCTTGGCTGCCTCACTCGTTTGGGCGACATGGTTCCGAAAAGCCGATTAAGTTCGTGCATTTTAATTTGAGCGTGCGATATAACCCGCCTCATACATGTGCAGCTCCAGCGGCTGAAGTGATTTGAAGTACTCGATCAGGTTCAACAAAAATAGGGGGCAGCCGGGACGGGGCACAATGGACCACGTCTGGCGGGTGTTTGAGGGGGACAAAAGTGAGAAGGAATACCTTGTGAAACACTTCCGACTCGAAGTACCCTCTGCGAGCGAACAGGATGGGCAAGACTGGAATGTAACCTGTTATGGACAACTCACGCTAGATCGAGAAACATCAACGGCGACCATTAACCCGCAGTAAGGAAGTAAGACATGGACTACCAAGTGCTATTCAATATCGCAGTCGCAGTTGCAGCATTTTTTGGCGGATGGACGCTGAACCGCATTTACACTGCTATTGACCGCCTTGATGGGGACGTTAGGAACATGCCAATAACCTACGTCACAAAGGATGATTACCGGGACGATATTAAGGACATGAATCGCAAGCTGGACAAGATTTTTGATCTGCTGCAAACCAAGGTAGACAAGGCATAAACATGGCTACACCGAGTGAAGTCAAGGGAAAGCTGACGTTTGCCGTAACGCTGATGGTGTCTGCCACGCTGTGCATATCGGTGCTGCTGATGGTCGTCGCGCTCGTGACCGGCTTGTGGTTTCAAGAAATAGACAACGGCGAGATATTTAAGCTCATCAGTCCTGCATTTCAGACTATCGTTGGCGGCTTTATCGGGCTGCTTGCTGGGGTAAAACTCAGCCACGATGATAATTCAAAATAAGGCGGCAGCATGATCATCGAACATCGCCGTACATATCAGACTGACAAAACCATTGGCGTAATACAAATTGGTGATGAAGTTTTGGGCGTTACGCTCGAAGACATTGGCCGCCCTGCCGGCATCAAGATTTCCAAAGAGACCTGCATCCCGGAAGGCGAGTACAAAGTAGCAGTCACGATGTCTACCCGGTTTGGGCGGGAAATGTTGTTGCTCTACTCCAACGAAAAAGACCGGAGCTGCGACTTGTCGGGCTGTTTATTCACCGGAATTCGCGTGCATAAAGGTACGAGAACAGAACATACCGAAGGCTGTGTCCTCTATCAGGGCGACTTACCTGCTTTAGAGCAGTTAGTCTCCGAGACGATTGCCAAGGGCGAAAAAGTCACTTGGATTATCGGGAGAGCCTAATGGCGATGGATCCTATTACTGCTGGAATTGGCTTGCTTGATACGTTCATCAACAAATTTGTTGCTGATAAAGATTTAGCCGCCAAGTTGGCGATTCAGGCCCGATCCGAAGAGTTCCAAGGCAATATAACCTTGCTGACCGGACAGATGGCCGTTAATCAAGAGGAAGCCAAAAGCACGAACTGGTTTGTGGCCGGTTGGCGACCTTGGATCGGCTGGATCTGCGGTGCTGGTCTTGCCTATGCAGTTTTGATTGAGCCGCTTGCCCGATTCATAGCACAAGTAGGTTTCCACTACGCTGGCCCATTTCCTGTAATCGACACCACGCTGACGATGCAAGTGTTAATCGGCATGCTCGGGTTAGGCACCATGAGAACATGGGAAAAGACCAAAGACGCTGAAGGCAAACGGTAAACTTTAATCAACTAGGACACGACCATGAAAAGAATAATCGCTGTGTTTGTTACCCTGTTCAGCATGGCTGTCCATGCAGATCCAAACCTTGCCATCTGCCACGGCGAGTATGCTTTGTGCGCATCAAGCGCCACTGAACCGACGGGCAAGACGATGGTCGTAGGCAGCAAAACTTTTGAGGAAGGTCACGCGGTTTGCCCAGTGATCAAAGGCGAAAGCGTTGCCGACTTTAACCTCACCAACGGATCTTGCGCCCCGCCTAAAGGCGACCATACCGTGTGGAGTCTGTTTGGCACCCCCAGCACTTACCCACAATCCCCGACATGGGAGCCGGCCCCAATGACCGTCCGTACATTCACCACGGCTGTGGGAGCTGGTAACGGCATGAGCAATATGTGGTCTTTCCCGTGCGTCAAACGACCTAAGAAAGTAAATGGTGCGACGCTGTCAGATTGCTTTGGCCCCATCAACGAAAGCCCTTGGACTGGTGACCATGTACCGCCCGGTACAAACTCCGGGACTGGCGCTGCGGTCGGGGCAAGTGACCCTGTTGGCGGCAACTTTCCAAGCCAATAGTGTGCAATAATATGGCCAGATAAAATGGAGTTGCTTCCCCATGAAAGTTCAAAAAGACGCCATTGGCAAAGAAATTAAAAAAATATACGCAAAGGCAGACTTGATCAAGGTTTGTCCAGTTGAACTGCGGGACAATGGCCTTAACCGCACCAACAGCAACATGGCGATACGGGAATACAACTACGGTCCGCTGAACCCGGACCAGCCATCTACTGATTTCTGGAAAGCCAAAGCCCGCGTGTGGGATTCCTCGGTTGAAGAAGCCAAGAGTTCGCGTTGCTGCAACTGCGCGGCGTTTGTGCAAACCCCCGCCATGATAGCGTGCCTCGTTGAGGGTCTCGAAACAATGGATGAGGATGAATTGACAGAGAAACCGGGGGAGGAAGCAGCAGAAGAAGGTACTGCCGAATTTGATGCCAGAACCAAAATTGTTCAAAATGCTGATCTGGGCTATTGTCAGTTGTTCCACTTCCGGGCCATGGGCGAACGTACGTGTAACGCATGGCTGGTTGGAGGCCCTATTACGTAATGGCCTACTTCAAACTCACCCTTACCCCCGGCATCGATAAGCAGAACACTGAATACGGTGCTGAAGGTGGCTGGATTGACGGGGATAACATCCGTTTTCGTTATTCCCTGCCTGAGAAAATCGGAGGATGGGAAGATTTCACTGCCCCTATTCAGTATTTAGTGGGGGTAACGTCTGATATTTTTACATGGAATAGCCTTGTGGGTATTCCTTACGCTATTGCAGGCACTAATCGCAAACTGTATGTGCTAACGGGTGGGGTTTGGTACGATATTACTCCCATTCGAGCTACAACGGGCGTAGGCGACGTCACTTTTGCTGCCTCCACGGGTTCCGCTACTATTACAGTCACTGATAGCTCGCATGGCGCTATTAAAGGCGATTTTGTCACGTACAGCGGTGCAGCATCCCTTGGCGGCAACATTACTGCCGCTGTTTTAAACAGCGAATATGAAATAACGGCCATCCTTACTGCCAATACCTACACGATTACCGCTCCTGTAAATGCTACTGCAGGGGATAGTGGTAATGGTGGGGGATCCGTGGTTGGTGCTTATCAAATCACGATTGGGCTTCCTGTCAGCTATTTTGATTTTGGCTGGGGTACCGGACCATGGGGCAGTGGTACGTGGGGTTCCCCACGTACATCTGGCAGTGGTATTGCGCTGTATTCACGCGTCTGGCAGTTCGATACCTACGGTGAAAATGTCGTATGCCAGTTGGCTAATGGTGCTATCTATTATTGGCAGATCGTCTCTGGTACAGGCACGCGTGCTGCGGTCCTCAGTGGTGCTCCTACCAAAAATACCTATGCCCTTGTCTCGACACCCGACCGCCACTTGGTTTGTTTGGGTACTGAGGACACCATTGGGGACCCTACAACACAGGATCCCATGTTTGTACGGTTTTCAAACCAAGAAGATATCACAAACTTTGTTGAATCAGCCACCAACACGGCGGGTGGACAACGGCTCACGGACGGTAACCACATCGTTACGGCCATACGCTCACGCGGCCAGATCCTGATATTTACCGATACCTCATTACACGGTATGCAATATATCGGCCCGCCCTATACGTTTGGGTTCCAGCAGTTAGGTGCCAACTGCGGGTGTATCGGGCCTCACGCAGCAGTGGACGTAAACGGCGTCGCCTTCTGGATGGGCACCGACGCGTTCTACGTATTTGACGGTACGGTTAAAAAGCTGGCGTGTACTGTGCAGGATTTTGTATTTAAGAATTTGAATCAGGTGCAGAGTACGAAGTGTTTTGTGGGCCTTAATAGCCAATTCAACGAAGTAACGTTCTGGTACTGCTCATTGAATTCCGATTATATTGACCTGTGCGTAACGTTTAACTACCTTGAAAATGTATGGTCTACAGGCACAATGGACCGTACCGCATGGGTAAACTCGAACACGTACCCACGCCCCGTTGCTACTAAATACCTGCAGACCAGCACTGCTGCGACGATTAGTACGATTTACGGCCTAACGGCAGGCCGAACCATTGTTTACAGTCAGGAAACAGGGGCAGATGCTGCGGGTGAGCCGATAATTGCATACGTCAAGTCAGGGTATTTCGACATCGGCGATGGCGATAATATGCTCTATATGAAGCGTTTTATCCCTGATTTTAGGAATCAAGTCGGAGATCTACTGGTGCATTTATTCTTGCGCCAATACCCACAGGCCACTGCCAGTTATAGCTCCCTCGACCCCTACATAATCACGCCTACCACTGAAAAAGTGGACACTCGTGCACGCGGTAGACAGATATCAATCCGCATCGAGAGTGATGACCTGTACGCAACGTGGCGCTTTGGTACGATGCGTGTGGACATTCAACCTGATGGCTTGAGGTGACATGTATACCGATCCTAAAATAAGGTGTATACTAAAGGCTCTTCTACTTAAGGGGCTTAGTATGGGTAAATTTATAGATCGCGTAGGGCAGCGGTTTGGGAAACTAGTAGTAATTGCGCGCAGCGGCACTAACGTACACAAGCAAGTTATGTGGCTATGTACTTGTGATTGTGGAGAAAAAACCACTGTAGTTTCTGGGAGTTTGGTGACAGGTAATACTACTTCCTGTGGATGCATCCCCCCAAACTTTAAACACGGAGGGTGGAATAAGTCTTCCTACAACACATGGCGGGCAATGATGCGGCGTTGTTATAACCCCATAGATAAGGACTACGCGCGATACGGGAGTAAAGGGGTTACTGTATATGCTCTTTGGCATGATTATGCCGCTTTCGCAATAGCTGTTGGTGAGCCGTCAGGCACTGAAACCCTTGACCGGATTGACACAACGGGTAACTACGAGCCTAACAATGTGCGCTGGGCAAGCCCTACCGCGCAAGCTAGAAACCAGTGCATGTCAAAGCTAAATAAGACAGGTTTCGCTGGTGTTTTATTCCACGGTGGACGCTATTACGCAGCGATAACAGTGCAAAAGAAAAAGTTTTATTCCAAAGTATTTGGGACAGCAGAAGAAGCTGCTGCCGCTAGAAAAGGATTAGAGATGCTGCATTGGGGAGTCTTAAATGAGCAAAATCACTAACGTGCGACTACCTAACGCCAATCCAACCGACTATAGCGCAGAACAATTTAACCAGTTGGTTCGCTCACTGGAACAGATTGTTTTGCAGCTAAACAGCACGTATACGCCCGTGGTGTCGGAAGATAAGGACCAAGCACAAACTTGGTTCATGGGGAATTAATGGCAAACCTCTATAAGCGGTATCTAGTTCCTTTGGTTAATGCCACGTCTACGACTGTTTTCACGGTCCCTGCGGCAACTAGCGCTGTTGTGAAATCAATATGGGTTTCAAATAGCAATGCCGCCGCAACAACGGTTGAAGTGGTGATATCCCCAGCCGGATCAGGAACCCATACAATAATCCCTGCAGAAAGCATTGTGGGGAAGGGTTATGCTGATTTTGCAGCCGGATGGGACCGTAATCCCAATGTCCTCGTGCTGGAAGCGGGGGACTTGTTAAAAATTAAGGTGACAACGACTGATGTTGTTGCCACAGTAAGCGTGCTTTTGATAGACAGAAACTGATAGAATCATTGATAATCGCTCCATCTTCGTGCCGTTCAGGCACGCGGCCCTATGTGGCCTTTTTCCTTTTAATCCGGGACAGGTAACAACATGGCTGACGCAATGCAGGGCATTATGGCCCTACCCCAAGGTGCAACATCCCAAGCGGCAAATGACCCGCGTGTAATGGCTGCTGTCGAACAGATGCGCAAGCAGGTATCGCCGCAGGACGTGCACTCCCAGTTGCTGGATTCAGCCGCTGAGGTAGACCCCGCGTCCGTTGCCAAGTTCAAGTCTGAGCTGCAGGGGCTAGAACTTCCAGCCGAAGTGCTAGACATGCTCAATACGCTGGTTGAGTCTGTTTTAGACTCCCCAAATGACTACCCGGCTATCCGAGCCAAATATCTGGCACAGGGCATCCCAGAAGACTTACTTCCGCCTACCTTTGATGCACTGTTTTTCGGTGCGCTCAATATGGCAATCGACCAGCTTAGGGCAAATACTACTTCTGCACCAGCCGCGAACACCGGACCACGGACCGCTGCTGAGATCCTTACCCACAGACCCGATCAACAGGCCCCTGAAATGCCCGCCCCGGGCATGGCAAGAGGTGGGATTGCAACCCTCAAACCAATGGTTGCTGCGATGGCTCATTTTGGTCGTAATGGCGATACGATGTTGGCGCATATCAATCCCGCTGAAGCACGGATGTTACGTAAACACGGGGGCAGCGGTACGATCAACCCTAGAACGGGTCTTCCTGAATTCTCGTGGCTTGGTGACATTTTCAAAAAAGTTGGCCACGCGGTTAAATCCTTTGCCTCTAGCACAATTGGCAAACTTGTCATAGGCACTGCACTGTTTATGTTTGCAGGCCCTGCTGCGGCGAGTTTTTTAAACGCAGCAGAAGGCGGCATCGCTGCTGCAGGCATCAGTGGTTTTGTCAGCGGAGCGGGAACCGCGCTGCTGGGTGGTAGTAACCTGAAGACTGCGTTGAAAGCCGGTGCCATTGGCGGCATAACAGCAGGTGCTGTTAAAGGCGTAACTGGCGCTGTAGGTGCAGCCAAAACCCCTACTACAGGCACTACTGCGGCTACAGGTGCTGGAGAAGCCACGTCAGATACGATTAGATCCGCGCTTCCTGACGTGGGTGTAACTGCAAGTGATGCGGCTAAAGCTGCCGTGGATTTTGGACCAGATGTTCAAAGGGGCATTGAAAGTTTAACTTCACCCACAAATGTAGGGTTTATGGCTAGCCCTGAAGCAATGGCCGCTGCTCAGAGACAAACGGCAGTACTCGCATCACAAGCTGCGCCTATGGCACAGGCAGCTACCACTCCTGCGTTTATGACTAGCCCACAAGGTATGGCTGCAGGCCAACAACAGGCTGCTAAAGTTGCCGCGCTTACTCCCGCTCCGGGATTTATAGACAACTTAAAAGCAACCTTTACTCCAGACAGTAGTGTGGGTTTAGACGCCCGCATTGGGAGCCTTAATAAGGCATTTAATCCAAACGAAATACAAGCCGCAGGTGAACGGGCGGCTAAAAAGGCATATACCGATATGTTGGCAGACACTGGGTCTAAAGAATTAGCCATGCAAGCCTTTAAAGATGCAACTCCGGGAATGTTAGCCAAATATGGCCCTGCACTGGGCGCGGGACTCGGTATTGCGGCATTGGCAGGGGGCTTCGACCAGATACCTTCCGAAATGCCCCCCGGCTTTACGGGTCCTACAGGCAAAGAGTACCTTGCGCAACACCCTGAACTACAGCTAAATTTCGGTGGCACACGCGTTACCTCCGCCTACAATCCCTATATGTCAATGTACCGTGCTCCAGTTCAAGAACCGGTTCGCTCGGCAACAGGGGGAGCAATACACTATCCTCGCAAAAACGGTCCAATCAGTGGCCCCGGTACGGGAACCTCGGACCAAGTACCGGCGATGTTGTCCGATGGGGAGTTTGTCTTTACGGCGAAAGCGGTCCGTGCTGCTGGGAAAGGTTCCCGGCGCGCTGGTGCAAAACGCATGTTGGCCCTCATGAAACATCTGGAGAAACAACATGGCTGATAGTACTACTTATACCTCACAGGTTGTCCGCGAAGCGCCAGAGATTGAGGCGCAAAAGCTTGCACTTATGGACGAAGCGCGTCGTTTGTACGGCCAGCCCCTTACTACGCCAGCCGTTGAAGCTGCGGGCCTTTCGCAGACCCAGCAACAGGGTATTGACTTTGCTAAACAGGGCGTAGGGGCGTGGGAGCCGTATATACAGGCCGCGTCCCAAGGCGTTACGCAGGGCATGGATCTCACCCAAGCGGGCGCTCGTTCTGCGGGGGCTATTGAAACCGCACCCAGTTTCCAAGCTGCACAAAACGTGGCGGCGCAGGGGATTGGTGGATTGCTGGGATCAGCTCAGGCATACGACCCATCAATGGCGGCCTCGTACATGAACCCGTACCAGCAAAAGGTTACCCAGAATGCTTTGGGTGAAATGCGTCGTCAGGCAGATATTGCTCGTCAGGGAGCTGCCGCACAGGCTGTTCGTGCGGGTGCGTTTGGTGGCACACGCGAAGGCGTACAGCGTGCAGAAACTGAACGCGGCGTACAGGACCTGATGCAGCAACGCATCATGCAGGATTACGCCCAGAATTACGGCCAAGCACAACAGGCTGCAATGCAGGGTTTTGAGTCTCAACAGGGACGCCAATTAGCCTCCTCGCAGGCCCTTGGTACAGCAGGACAGGGCATCGGCGGGCTAACCGCGCAACAGGCTGGTGTTGATCTGTCTAAAGCCAGTACTCTGGGCCAATTGGGTCAGGGCATCGGCGGATTAGGCGTACAATTCGGTGCGTTGGGTCAGTCAAACCAGCAGTTAGGTGCAGCCGATACACAGTTGTTGATGGGTCTTGGCGGCATAGAACAGCAGAATGCACAGGCCCAGCTTGATGCAATGCGCGCTACTCAGACACAGGAAGCTATGGCCCCTTATCAGCAGTTGGGTTTCGTGTCTGACATATTCCGTGGTGC